ACGGCGACCAAAATCGTTTTCACGTGCGATCTTAATATCTTCTTTTAATTGACTAATTTCACCCTTTAGATGAGTAGTAACAGCAGCATTCATCTTTTTAGCACTTTCGGTTACAAACTTAGCCTTTAGTGCTTCGAGTTGTTTTTTGCCTTCAGCAACTAACTTAACCTTAGCTTCGACAACAGCGTGTTTGTCTTGTGCAAACTCTTTAATTTCACGTGCTAAAGCTTGAACGATAAATTGTTCTAACTTTTCTTGACTTTCCATTTGTAGTTTGCGCTCTGCACGAAGTTCCTTAATTTCCTCTGATAGTTTTTCAACCATAAAGTTATTAAATTTTGCTGCATTTTCGTGTAGTTTTTGTTTTGCTTTTACTCGGTCTTCGTTCATTGCTTGTCTTTCAGCATTGAATTCTTCAATCTCTGCTGATAGACCTTCTGTTACCATTCTGTCAAGGGCTTCAACCATAACGTTCTTGTCATGCTCATAACGTTGTGCGAACTCATCACGTAGTTCTGCACGAACTTGTTCACGTGCTTCGTTTAACTTAGATTCCCATGCTTCATTGATAGCCTGGGCTGTATCTTCGTTAACGATGCCGCTTTCCAATAATGGTTTGATAGCATCTAGCATATCTTATTTCCCTTTATTATAACTTGAGGTCCTTAATAAGACGAACCACTTCGTCTTTTAGGTATCTCTGTACTTTTTTGTCATTTTGTGCATCTTTTGCTACATCCAATACACGATGTCCATGACGCATGTTCATAAGACCTTCATATATTGCTTTCGGATAAGCATTAGGCGCACTTGGCTGTGCGACAATATCCACAGTGACTATTTCAAAGTCACTAACCTTACCAGTAGCATCATCTACGTTACCGCTTCCTCTGCTACTTACTCCTAACTTTACGCCACTCTCTAACATAGTACTAATAAGTTGTCCCATTGGAGTTGGAAGAATTTTTAATTTACCGAAACCATTTGCACCATCCATCCACATGTTTGTAATCATATGACTTACACGATCCAAATTAATTTTTAAATCATCAGGATGATCGACCTCACCTAATACACTGAGACCTTCACTGATTTGTTCATTAAGAGTTACAACAGCTTTTTCAATTTCATTCACAGGGTAGATACGCTCATTTGCGTTTCTAACCCCGCCTTGAATGAAAATCCCTTTCATATAGAGATTTTTTTTGTTACCTTCACCTTCGCTTTCGACCACCATTTGTGCGCGGTCGAAAGTTAGGTTTTCCTTTAGGTATGTGAGATTTAAAGCCATTAGTCTCAGGTTCCTTTATTACTTCTTAATAATTTTTTTTACTGACTTCTTTGACTCAGCAACTGGGCTCTTAGCATTTGATCCATCATCACCATGCTTTGGCTTCGGTGCTGCTTCGCCCTTTTCGTTAAACTTACCTGCGCCTGGTGCATTCTTAAACTTACCTGCGCCTGGTAAATCCTTAGAAGTTGGATTTAACAAACCACCTTGTGTTCCACCTTTTCCGCCATCACCGCCTTTAGCAATGTTAGCTGCGCTTGCACCATTACCGGAAACCTTAGGGCCACCGCTTACTGGGCTTTTGGTGTTTTGACCATTGTCACCATGCGTTACAGAAACTTTTTGTAATTGAACTGCTTCTTCTAAAGTTTCTTCCTCTTCTTCATCTTCTTCTTTAGCTTCGGTAACGTCTTCTTCTTCGTCATCGTCAGAAGATTCCATCATATTGGTATCTTCATCGTCACCAAAATCTTCATCGCCCATGTCGTCATCAGCTTCATTACCCATTAATTCTTCAAATTCTGCCATTAACTCATCAAGCTTATCTTCTAGGTCTACGACACGATCTTCTAAATCGCCTTCGTCACCGTCCATGCCATCCATTTCATCTGCATCTAAATCGATTTCAGCTTCTTCGTCGCCGCTGCCATCCATTTCGATATCCATTTCATCTTCTTCAGTCATGCCTTCTTCTTCAGCACTGATTTCATCTAAAAGATTATCAACTGGTGAATGCATTCCCATTTCATCCATCATCATGCTTTCATAAATTTCACGACTTTTTTCTACTACGATGTCGTGGAACAAAGCACGTGCTTGTTCTTCATTCTCATTGATAATTAAATCAATAAGTTGTTCAAATTTTTTGTTATCCATTGTTTGTTCTCCTGATAAAAAATGGCTTGTAGTATATTTACACTATATCGCAGAAAACACTGCAATAAGTGCTAGTTTTTTACATTTTTGTTAGGAATAGTTAAATGCCAGGTTGTTCTGGGCTTACAGGAGTGTATTGTTTTCTAATTTTTTTGAGATTTTTGGTTTGTTCGTAATTTCTTACGTCCAACATTTTGCGTAACTTACGTATTTGTCTTAATGTAAGTTTTGTTTTTCTTGTTTCTCCCCACTTCCATCTGCTTTCATCCTGCGCAGGATCTTGGTAGCCTTGGACTGGTTTATCGTACATTTCAAAAAGCTTCATACTAATATTTATCTTTTATATTGTAGGAGGAACTGGTGCGCCTGCTGCGCCGCCACCTGCAGGCATAGCTTCTGGTCCCGCAACTGCTGGGCCTATTTCTGGAGGCATTTGTTCTGGATTTTCTTCATTTGGTAGATTTTCTGCTGTTTCACTATCAGTTTCTAAATCACCTGCACTAATACCAATACTACGTAAATCACTACCTTGTGCGTCAGAATCTTCCGGTTCTTCACGTTCTTCAAACCACATTCTGCTATTTTCTTCGATTTCTTCTTCACTTAATCCTAAGAATCTTTGCATAGCAAAACGCTTACTAATATAAGGAAACGCTTCCATTGTTTGGAATACAGTTACACGTGCAGTATCTAACTCACTTTGGCGATATGCTGCAAAGTTTTGTGGTGCTCCAAATTTAATATCAAATAAACTAGAATCAATATTCAATCCACGCCAGCGCATGAATAATTTAAATTCGTCATTTAATTTTTGGCTAATGTAGTTTTGTAAACGTTTGCAGTATTCATTGAATCTAAATTCTTGAATCATTGCTGTGCCAACACGGCCGTCACTTAATGGAGTTGGATTATCGTCTGGTCCAGTAGGTAAATAACTACTTGGTACACGTAAACCACGTGCTAATCTATTATTAAAATAACGTAAATCGTCAATTTCACCTAAGTTTTGACCACCCTGAAGAGTTGTAACATCACTACCTCTACCACCTTCTGTGACTGGGAAAAAATAATCTTCATTAATGCTTAATGGATTATATGTAGCATCCATCACACTTTGACCACCTTGAACGCTTGGAATACGTCTTTGATGTATCTCATTCTTGATTCTGTCAATAAACGCCATAGCCATATGACTAGGCATGTTACCTACATCAATCTTAAATACCCTACGTTCTGGAGCACGACTTATTCGATAAATTAGAATAGCATCTTCTAATAATTCTTTTTGCTTGTAAACTTTAAATATATTTTCTAAAATGCTTTGACCAAAGGGCCAATAACGGTCTAGCCCTTCAGTTAAGCTAATATGCACAATATGTTTGGCATCAATTGCAGATTCATTTAATCCTAAGCTAAATCTACTTCCTGTAGTACCATATGGTTCATTAGGAACTGTATAGCTATATGGAGCACTGTAACCTGCAGTTGGTGGCTGTGCTTGGAAATCAGTAGTTGTCTTTTCTGCTATACTTAAATTTTGTAAGTTTGGATTAATGTCTTTGATAACATACTGTTCAGGAAGCTTCCCTTCACTTTCATTAACAATAACCTTACTTACTTTAGTCATATCTACCCAATATAACTTAAAGTTTTCTGGATCACGAATAAAAACTTGATCACCGTACTTTATAGCATTGCGGAAAATTTTAAAAATTCTTGTTTCTAATTCATTAAGTTTACACCATTGTTGTAATTGTTTCTTAATAAGTTCTACTTCATGTTGAGTTGGATCTTCATGGAATTCTATTTCAAATGGTGTATTATTTTGTTCGTTTCTTTGTGTACTAAACTCAGCAATAATGTCTAAACATGCGTTAACTTCTGCATCAACATCCATCATTTCGTATTGATTATATCGCTCGATACGATTAGGATGTCCTGTGTAAACTTCTGGTAATCTGCTTTGATAGTTTCTATAACCAAAGTCGGTATTGTTCCATCCGCCAGTTGGGCTTTGATTGTATCCTGCACCATTCCACGCACCAGCATTGCTGTTGCCACCGGATATAGGACTCATTTGTCCTGTTAAATTGGTAAAACGCTTTTTATATGACATGATTAATATTTATCTGTTATAGCTTGGTGTAGTTTAATAACTCTGATTGAATAGAATTACCCTTATCCAAATAATTTACAACTTCGTCTAATTTTTTGGAGAATGTATTAAAGGCGGATATAATAACTGAATCATCTCTAATAGCAGATTCTACTTTTGGTATCGTTGGTTGATTCTTCATGTCAGTCATCATTTGTTCTTTGTATTGTTCCAAACTTGTTTTCTGTACATCATTTAATAATTTTCTTAATTCTTGTTCTGGCCATACACTTTCATTACCATGCAATAGAACTGGATAGCCTGAAGGTGAGCCAGCAAAAAATCCGCCGGTTTTACCTTCAGGCAACTTTATAGTATCACTTAAATTCATGCGTAATTCTTCTCTACTGACTCTTGCTCTATTCCCAGCTTTGTCACCATGGTAATAACTTCTGCCAGTAGTTAAAGGTAATGACGCCCATTCTTTAGCTAGTTCGTCCATAAATGATTCAAGACTCATTTTTCCTGATTTTTTATCAGTGGCTCTAGCCATTCTATATTTGATTAATTCTTTAGCTAACGTATCCTGCAACTCTGAACTGAATTTTTCTTCTCCCGTTAACTTAAGATTTTTCATCAAAGTTTCTAGTGTTGGTTTGATAAATTGATATTTCCCAACTGCACTGCTTACTTTATTTTCTGCAAATAATTTACTTTGATAATTTAACACATCTTTTAAACTCATTTCAGTTAATGATGCATTAGTTTTTCCGCCAAAAACAGTGCTATAGCCGGCACCCTCTGCCTTGCCAATAAAGTCTAACAGTTTTCCAAAAGTTTTATCGTATATTTGGCTTGTAGCACTTACTTCGCTGTCTACTTTACCACTTTGAGACATTGATTCGTTTAAACGCTTTATTCTTAATTCTTCTTGTAAATTTTTTATCTTTTCTTGTTCTAGCTTTAAAGATTCTTTTGATTTGCCTAAATAGCTATTAAAAAGATTGGTTTGTTCTTCCAAATTCGCATTTTTAAGTTTTTCAAGTAAGTTTAATTTTTGTTGCGCTGCAGCCATTCTTTCAATTTCTGCATTAGTAGGAACATTTCCTCCTTCTTGCATAGCTGCAAACTCACTGTCTAATTTTTTAACTAATGCAGATTGAGTTTTAAATGCATTAGCAATACCCTGAGTTCTTATATCTTGAACGTCTTGTTCTGCTCTTTTAAGTCTTTCTACGGCTAGGGTTTCTGCTTCTCTAGCAATGGTTAAATCTTTGGTTACATCATCAGCATCTCTGAAGAACTGTAATAAATCTCCTGCTTTTACATCTATACCCAAAGATGGGCCAAACTTTTCTATAACGTATGCTAAAAATTTACCAAATTTAAACAATGCTTTCTGCACCCAACCCATTATATCAACAAATGTTGTGCCCACTTGCTGTAGTGCTGCATCAAATGCTAGTGCTGTTGCACGACTTCTTTGATTTGCTTCTGTATTTTGTTGAATACCTTTTCCGTTATTTTTTTGCAGTTGTTCCATTAACTTTATTGTTTCTGCAAATTTTTCACCCCTTGTGTCCATAATTCCCAAAGAACCAATTACTGCTTCGTTACTTAATCCCATATCTTTGAGAATATTTTCCTGCAAGTTGAATGTACCTCTAAGTTGTTTTGTTCTTTCTTGAATTGAGGTTGCAGAGTTCTTTAAACCAGTCATATAAAATGACATACCTTGTTTTTGTGCTGTTATAGCATCTTGATATGCAGTTTGTTGACTTTGTGCTACTGCTGCAGCAGCTTGTGATGTAATGGCTCCTTGATTTAAAATTAAATCTTTTAATCCTGCAGCAGCCTCAGTACCAAAAGTCTTTTGGTATACTGTCATATAATTCTGCAATTGTAATGCTTCTTGTTGTCTACCGGACATTGCAAGTTCATTTATATGCATTGCCAATCTAGCGTCTTGTAATTGTTGATCTCTTATCTTTTGTTGTTCATCACGTGATAATCCGGTTAACTCTTGTAATTGCTTAAGCGTAACCATATACTTAAATGATTCATCACGTAGTGCGTTTGTATCTTTTCGTTGAGCAAGACCCAAACGTGTTTGCATTCCTATATAATCTGCAACACCTTCACGTATTGAATCAGTAGATATACCTAAATTGTTAAGTTGAAACTCAAACTTGTTTCCAACATTAGTAAATTGAGTTATAACATCTATGAGGCTTTGACGGCCCTCCATAACACTGCCTCTGAAACCAGCGAGTGTACCTGATGAGTTTTGTAGAATTTTTTCAAACTTTTGAGCTTGTGCGACAGTTAAACCGGTTGCTCTTATTTGTTCCCCTAAGGCTGCTATACCACCTTTAGTTACACTACCTAAGTCACTTAGGGTTTGAAAAGAATTTACTAATTGATCGTTTTGTTCTAGTGCGGCGGTAGCTAAACTTGTGAAGGCTTTTATAACTAAACCAGCAGCTTTACCTAAAATACCAAAATTACCAGCTAGATCGGATGCCACCTCACCTGCTGATGTAATAGAACTATTAAACTTACTAAAACCTTCTTTAGGGCTGACTGCAGCTTTACCTAATTCGGTTGCTGTATTTCCTAATAATCTGCCAAATTTTTCCCATTTGTCACGTAGTTCTTTGCTACGTTTTATTAATTCTTGTTTTTCTTTTTCTTCCTCAGACATAACTCCATTGATCTGTCCAACAAGATCAAAGAATTTCTCCATTTTTTCTATATCTTCGGGTTTATATTCAGCCATTATTTTGCACCTATAAATACGGTATCATGTATTTAGCTATTAAATACCAAGCATTTTTTTGGAGAAATTATGTCGAATAACCCACTAAGCAACTATTTTCGTAGACCTGCGCTTTATTTGAAATTACCTAGTAAAGGTATAGGATACACAGAAGGGTCATTAATCATGCCTGATAATGAAGAATTGCCCATTTATCCTATGACAGCGGTTGACGAAATTACTGCTAGAACTCCAGATGCATTGTTCAATGGAGTTGCTGTTGTAGAATTAATAAGAAGTTGCGTACCAAATATTAAAGACCCATGGTCTATGCCGCAAATTGATCTAGATCCTATCTTATTAGCGATTAAAATCGCCACAAATGGAAGCACTATGGAGATTGAATCAATCTGTCAGAACTGTGGAGAAACTTCAAAATATGATATAAATCTAACCGGCTTATTGAATAGTTTTAATCCAAAAGAATATGATAATCTTTACACAGTAACAGATGAAATACAAATCAAATTTAAAACTATAAATTATAAGCAAATAAACAATACAAGCCAAAAACAGTTTGAAGTTCAAAGAGCATTGCAAATTATTAATGATACAGAAGATGTTAAAGAAAAAGAATTAAGAACTACAGAACTTATTAAAGAAATGAATAGTATGGCGTTAGAACTAATTTTAGATATGATTGAATATGTAAAAACACCTAATGCAACTGTATTTGAACGTGGCTATATTAAAGAATTTTTATTAAATATTCCAAAACAATTATTTGATAATATTAGAGACTATACTATTGAACTTAAAAAATCTATAGAAGTACAACCATTAGATTTTAAGTGCGTACACTGCAGTCACGAATATAAACAACCATTAGATTTAAATATATCTGATTTTTTCGGATAAAACTTCTCACCCTTAATCCTGAAGAGGTCGGGAAGTTAATAGATCAAATGGAACAGGATTGCATTACGATAAAATCAAATGCATTAAAAATGTCTTGGTATATGAGGGGCGGCGCCACGTACAATGAAATTCTTAACATGAGCCTAGGTGAAAGAGAAGCAATTACCAAAATAATTGAAGAAAACTTAGAGACTACAAAGAATACAAATATGCCATTCTTCTAACCGTAATTACTCATTTATCTTATTTTAGGATTATCCTTAACATCAAAAGATGAACTACGTTCATCTAATTCTCTCACATTGCTCACTTCGTTCGCATTGTTCGGAATTGTATTGTACTGTTATTAATTATATTTTATTAGGGATTATATTGCCGCTTTGAAGCCATGGTAGTGCTATTCAGCACTACCAATTGGAAACTTGCCATGCCCGTCATCCATTTGCTGTTTGTTCCCCGATTGCTAGCCCTTTTAGCTGCATATCGCTGTCGGTTGCCCTGTAAGTTTACTGGGACTGTAGTGAAGCTATTAATTAAAAAATTAATTCTTCGGCAACGCATGTTCTATATCCGCAAAACAGAGTAAGATATAGACTCATTGAGGGTTCCCTAACCAAGATTGCCCTCTCGACATTCCATGTCACTAGTGACATGTATACTCCAGATCCGTCGGCACAGCACTACCTGTACTTTCTCAAGGAGGGCTGACAACTCAGCCAACAAATTGTATTATGGTTCTGTATTAATTGTAAGAAGGTTTTCGTTTGACTTTGTGTCTGTTAAGCCTGAATATGATTTTATTAGTTCTGAATTGTTTTTAAAAAATGTAAAATGCTCAAGCACTACC